TATGTCGATATAATGGCTGACGATACTGTGGATGAAAAAATTGTAAAAGCTCTACGTAAAAAAATAAACATAGCATCAGAAGTTTTAGGGGAAGAATTAAGGTCATGGATATAGTAGGATATATACACGAAGAGCGCTGGAATTTTTAATTCACAACTTTGCCGCCGGACCATTCCATGTCTGGAAGACCTTCAGTGTATTTTTTTCCGTCAAAGGTTAGAACTTGTTTTCTGTTTGAATCAGATTCATGATAGCTTATGTGGACCCATCCGCCTGCGGGATCATCCTTATCGTAGTACTCCATGATCAATTGATCGAAGTCCACGTTATTTTGTAGCCAGTAAGCTGTCTTAATATTGGGCACGCCAAATATTTCTAGGTCGACCGCCTGGCCCTTCGCATGCTGCGATGTCTTTTTGCTGCCGATCGCTTCACAAAGCGCTTCACTGCGATAGCCGCTGGTAATCGTAACAGCTTTGTCGAAATGTGCTCGTAGCGGTTCAAGCACCTCATAACATAAATCACCCAAAGCTTTAATTTCACCAGCTCCTGGTGTGTTATCAATTCCCTTACGCTGAGCGGTCATCGAATTGGTCATCTCTCTTAAGGTAAAATGTTTTGATAGTTGCATGAAATTTTTTTATCTTGTGATTAATGTAAAGATAACATAGACCAAACCGCTGATCAATGCACCAGAAGTAATTAGTAATATACTTTCTATTCTTTGTATTTGAGTCTCAATAGAATGTATTTTGTCATGAGTTTGCTTTTGCATAATTCTGCATAGCTTCTCATGTGATTCAATTTTATGTAATGCTTCGTCTTTTTTTGCCATTATGTTCTACTCGCTATTACCTTTTCTGTTGGTGATAGTAATGCTTCTTCGTTACGTGTCAAGTTAGTAATTGGACTTTTTTGTGGCACACTTGCTACTCTTTTAGAGGGCATTGGTGTGTCACCCAACGGTGGTGTCTGTGGTTTACTTGTAAATCCAGGTGAACCAGGTATTACTAAATCTTTAATTGCTCCAGGTATTTTTCTAATATTTTTTTGTATAAATCCTTCTTCTCTAATCGGTTTACCTTTGTCATCATAAATTAATCTACCCTCTTTATTTGTTTTATATTTTTCTTTATCTGGATAATAACCGCCTTCATATTCTTTAGTTTCCATATTAAAAATTTCTGGAAAAAATTCCATACCACTATATGCAGATTTAATTTCATCTAATTCTTCTCTTGGAAATAAGAAATCATCGTTTGCACTGTAAATAAATTGTTTGCTGTCTTTATTTAATCTATCCATTTGATCTTCAACAGCTTGAACTTTACTTTTAAATCTAGGCTTAGAATAATTAACTGGTGTAAATATTCCATTTAATAAATTTCTAATTGTTTTTTTAGATGTTCCAGATTTTTTCATAATTTCATATATTCTGTCATCATCTAAATCTAATAACTGTAAATCTTTAATTCTAATATACATATCTTTTTGTATTCTAAATGCTTCGTCCTGCATGTTTTTAAAAGTCTTAGCCATGTCACTAGGAGTTTTGTTTGCAAAATCTTTTACATCATAAAAACCTTCTGTTTCATCAACAGCTCTCAATAATCTATTCATTGTAGATGTAAAATATCTAAGATCTTTTTTAACATCAATTCTAATAATCCGTGTTCCAGTAAACAACGCTAGTAATTCATCAGATAAATTCATAGGCTTACCACCCTTAGTTAAATCTTTTGATAATGCATCACCTATTTTTTGACCACTAGATACTATACCTGGTTTAACTCCATCTAATACATAACCCAATGATTTAATAAATTTATCGCCTAAGTCATCTGATTGTGTGTATACAGATCCACCACCTTCTTTTTTACCATTTCTTACAGAGACATCTATAAATCTATCAAAACCTATAGGCTCAGATATAAATGGTTCTAAAAATTTTAATACAGGTCCTTCTTCTGAGAACATTAAGTTCATCACAAACTGTTCTGTTTCTTGTGGATTTAAATTTTGTTTTTGTGCTTGTGCAACAGCTGCTTCCAATGGTTGATATAAACTATCGTAAGGACTAAAGTATGAAAAATTAATTGCAGCACTTTCACCATCTTTCCATCCTTTAACAGCTAACAAGTTGGATGTTGCATCCCATGATGCAGCAGATGATCTTTTATATGCGTCCCACTGTGATTCTGTTGAGTTAGTTAAGAATTGTGCAATTTCTGTAAACCCTTTTCCAATGGCATAACTAGTTAAAAAAGCACCAGTTAATCTTCTTATACCCATTTGTTGTATTCCTCTGTTAGGATGAGCTGATTCTTTTAAACCTAAACTAATAATATTTGCACCTGTTCTAAGTATCTCTGCAGGAAAAGATATAAAGTTTCCAAGTGGTAATTTTCTTAACTCTTGAATAACCGGTGGTACTTTACTGTATGTTGGATATGTGTTTCGTAAAAGAAAAGCTGATGCTTCATCAATTGCATCATCATAAGTTTTTTTAACTCCTGTAACCGGACTAATGGAATCAAACTCTTTACCCATGTATCTAAACCATTGTTTAACATCATCTAAATTTTTTAATGCCATGTTTAGTTGAGACTTACCATATTCCCAACCATACTGTTTCCAAAGGTTATCTCCACCTGCATATAATCTTGCAACTTTATCAGTAGGTGCCATCTTCATTAATTTGTCAAACAAAGCATCTGTGTTATTAATTGAACCATCTTTTATATTTTGAAGGACAGATTTTAATTCTGCAGCTACAACGTTTTCATCCCACACACCGAGTCTAACTAGTTTTTCTACGTAGTTATTAAACTCTACTTCATCAATTTTATTACCACCTGCTTTAAATATATCTCTTGCTACCATTCTCATTGCGTCAGTAACACTAGCTTTATTACCAATATGACCGTTCATCAAAGCAAAGAAAGAAGCCGAAGTTACGTTTCTAACCTGTGTTTGTGGTGAGTATAAAGTTTTACCAATCTGCACACCAACTTTAGCTTGTAACGCGTGACGATAAAAACTCATTTGTACTAATTTATCTAAAGTATTACCTACACCTGCAAACGATTCTACATATTCTGGTGATGCATATTTATTTAATAATCCTGATTTCATTATACCTAGTCTTGGAACATTTGTTATTTTCTGTGCGTTAAGAACTCCTGCGTTTCTTGCATCTTCTAAGCTATTAAATAACCAACCATTTTTTATTCCAGAGTTTGCAATATAATCTGCTGCTCTTTTATTTGCCATAGATGAAATTGCTTCTGCGGTAGTGTAAGAAACAGATGCTTTTAAATTTCTTTCAGGACCCAATAAATTTTTAATTTCATTTGGTAATTCTTCTCCTGTTTTTAAAAATCTAAGTTTATCATTTTGTAATATTCTACTACCAATTTGTCTTAGTTGTGCTAACGGCGATCTACCTTCAGCTTTACCTACTCTTAATATATCTTCCGCATGCATTCTAGCCGATTCTCTGTAAGCTTTTTCTGCGGATAATTTTGGAAAAGAACTTTTTGCAGATTCTTTTAAGTTTGTATTTTTTTTAATTACATTTCTAACTAAATAATCTACAGCTTTATTCATTACATCTTCAGCTGGTGCATAGTCAGGATTTCTAAATGTTTGAAAAGATCTAACTAAATATTTACCTACGTTATCAACTTCTATATTGGCTAAACTTTTTGCAAGTTCATCAGCTTCTTTACCTTTAGGTAATACTTTTTTAAATTCACTTATAATTTTTTTAATATCTTTAGTTAAATCTTTTGTTAACCCTTGAAGTTCTTGTGGTAAATCATTTAATTTTTTTTGACCTTTTACTACTGCATCCGCATCTTTTAAAATGTTGTTGGCTATTTCTTTAATCTCATCTGCAAAATATTTTTGCATAGGCACAGATGTATTTCCTTTATTATATTCATCTTGAAATCTTTTAGCTAAATTATATGCAGTCTTTTCTAAACCTTCATAGGTTCTATCTATTTTTCTAGCTTTTGATTTTATATAAAGTTGCACTTCTTCTGACACACCCGCAATATCTTTAGGTTGTTTACCATAAGATCTAAAGTAAGATAAAAAGTTATCTAAACTTTTAACACTTTGATTTAATGTATTAGGATCTGTTACAGATTTTAATCTCCAATTTTTAAATTCAGGTAGCTGTCTAACAAAACCAAGTTTTCTATCTTTGTAACTTTTCATACCAGATACAATTAATGGAGCAACAACTTTACCTATTGTAAATTTTCCTGCATTTTGTAAACCTTCTGCTGCTTCTCTTGTTAATGGGGAAACAAGTTTATTACCAAGTAAGAGTTGTACCGGTTTTATCATGGCTGTATTAATTCCTCTAGCACCTAGTTGCGCTGCACCTATTTTATATTTGTTAGAAAGCAATGGTGATAATCCATACTTATAACCGAGCTGTGTAAACTTACCCATTAATGGAAAACCACCACCAATTAAAGTTCCTTCTGCACCATATTTAACTTTGTTTCTAAGTTCAGCCGCAGCTTTTTTTCTGCCTGTTAAACCTTCAGTATTTTCTGGGTTTACAAAAAATGATTCTCTACCAGGTTCTGAAGCTAAAAAATCTGTAACACCTACAATAGTTGCACCTTCTGTAGATCTTGCTGCAACTTGACTAACTTTTCTAGCCTTACCACCTTTAACTGCATCAGCTGCTTTTTTAACTCTAACAACTCCAGGTATTCTCCCAACAATTTTAGCAACTGCTGTCCCAGGAATACCAAATTGTGTAAGTAAGGATACCAAGCCTCCTCTCCATGTATCAGGACGAGTGGGTTCATACTCTTGCATTAGCTTATCAAACTTAGATAAAAAATCTGTGTTTGCTACAAGGTCTGTTCCTGCAAATAATAAGGAACCTAAACTATGTTGAAGATCATGAAGACCAGAATCTATTCCTTTTGCTATTTCATCAAGACCTGTTGTGTAATCTCTCTCTTGTGTAATCTCTTCGTTGTTTATTCTAAAACTCGGAGCCTTTGCATCAGTCATTTCTTGAATAACTTGTTTAATATCAGGAGATATTTCTTTCATTTCTTTAGGCATTAGAACCGAATCAACTAATCTTTTTGAAGGATTTAACTGATAATACAAACTCATAATATTTTTAGGGTCAGGCATAGCCAACCACTTGACAGGTTTTTTAGGTTTTGATTGTCCTGTTAATTCGCTTTGAATTTTAAGTTTAATTTGATCTAAATCTATTGGTTGAGGATCTCTTATTTCTACATCAACAGCTTCGTCATCTTTGACATCTTTAAGAAATCGTTCGTAGGCTGTTTCTGCCATGTTACGCTCCTGATGGTAATACTAAGTTAACGCTATATTTTTGATTAAACTGATTTACATCTTGTTGAGTTGAAATCATTGCAAAATCTTCTAATGCTTCTGCACTGTTAGCCATCAATTGTACAATATCGTCTGTAATTTCTTGTGGTAATCTTGCTCTTAGCTGATCATAACTTATCGGATTATCTGCCATAGCTTTAGGTCCTTGGTCCATGGTCTCTGTAACTTGTTCTTCCATTACCATTTCACCATTAGCATAACCTATTCTACCACCTTCAGCTCTGAATGTTGTTTCAATTACTTTCCTCATTTGTTGTAAAGCATCTATTCTTAATTGTTCATTTGATTTATCGCCTTTGTATTTATCACCACCAGCTATATTATCTTTGTTTAATAAATCTTTAGCAATTTTACTAAACAACATTTCTCCATCATTAGATTTTACAAAAATATCTAATGTTGCTTGTGTAATAGGATCTTTCTTTTGAAGATTGTTGAGTGTTCTTTCCATAATATCTATGTTCATTCTATCTTCATCAGTTGCTGTGCCATCTTCTACTTTAGATCTTAATTCATATAACTTAGGAACAGTATCTTTTATCACTTCAACTTTTTGTAATTCAACACCTGATGTATTACCAGTTTTCTCTGCTAATATATCTGACTGACCTTCAATTAATGTTTTAAACATATCAGATCGTCTACCTTCTAAATTTTCTTTTTGTGTTTCCATTAACAATTCTTCTTGAGATCTTGCGTCTTGAAATCTTTTAAATGGATCTTTAGCTGACAATGCAGCTGTTTGAAATATGTTTCCTTGTGGTGATCTTGATGCAATATCTAAACCAAAGTCAATTAAGAAATCATTAAATCTACGTTTAGGTCTGCTTGTTCCAACATTTGATGAATACATTTGATCAGCCATTGTTTTTAAATCACCAAGACTTGCATTTCTTAATGCTTGTTCTACGTTTTGATCCATGTTTAATGATTGTACAGAACCTGCTGTATTATAACCCTGTCTAGGTGCTTGTAATCCAGAAGTAATTCCGCCTTCAGCAGACCCACCTTTTCTAAACATAGGTCTTTTGTATAAGTTATTCATTAACTTCTTGCTCCTCTTAAATAGTCACCATAGTTTCCTAGTAATCCTCCACCAACTGAGGCTATTCCTAGTGCAGTTTGCAACGGTGTAGGGTTAGGCTGTACCATAGATTGAAATTGTCCTGGTGCTCCAGATGCTATCTGTGCAATTCCAGATCCAAGATAACCTAATCTTTCGTATGGTTCGTAAGCGTCTAGTCTATTTGCTTCTCTTGTAGCATCTAGTTGAGCTTGTGCTTGTGCTTGTTGACCTGCGCCCGCTGATCTTAAAGTACCAATATCTTGTCCGTATAATCCTGGAACTTGTGAAGCTAGTCCTTGTTGGTTTTGTCCTAATAACATTTGTTGATTAAATGCTTGATTAGCCAATTGATTAGCTTGTGTAAATCCTTGTTGTAATAATCCTGATTCTAGTAATGCTCTATTCATATCAGATTTGTTTTGGTATTGTGCTCTCATAACACCTTCACGGCCTCCACCTAAATTACCAGACTTAGCTGCTTGTTGACCTATACCTGCTAAACCTTGTGCGGCTTGTGAATCGTATTCTTGTAATGTTGCATCAATTACATCCTGTTGATAAGGAGACATAAAAGGTTGATAAGCAGTTGGTCCTGATCGACCTGCAGCTGAAGTGTCATACGCTCCTGCTTGTGTAATATAATCTTGAAATGCTCCTATACCTTGACCAGGAGTTGTAGCCATTGTGTATGCGCTTTGTTGCGCTGCATCTTGACCAGCAACTTGTGGTGCAAATAATCCTGTGTTTAACGGCGTTGCCGTCATTGCTGTTAATTGTGTTCCAAAATCTTTTTGTAGATCTTCTACGTATTGTGGTGGAAGTGTTCGTTGTTCTTGTACAGCCATTATATTACCTCGCTTAATCTTTCCGATGTTTCAAACATCTGTTGTGCGCCAGCCATACCTTGTGATTCATCAGATACTTGTCCGCCAGCTTCTAAATTTTTCATCATGTTTTCCATAACCTCTGCACCTTTATCTATATCTCCGCCACCTGCGTTTCTAACAGCATCTGCAGTAAATACAAACTCATTTACACTTAATCTTGCAGGCACATCATCAGCCTTTTCTTTTTTTCCTATAGGTACAAATCCACCTTCAGCTCTGTAATCTTTTTCCATACCACCAAGGTCCATTAACCCACCTTCGGCTTTACCTATTCTACCACCATTAGCTAGACCTGTTAAATCTTTAGATTCTTTTGATCCTAAGAAAGGATATTTAATTCTAATAGCTTTTAATTTTTCACCTGATGGATCTTTAAATGCTTCTATAACTTCTGCTCTAATACCTGCTACATCTAAACCTTCGCCTCTTTGTAACTCTTCTATTTCTTCTGGTTCCATATTACCCATAAGAGCACTTGCTCCTAAAGTTCCTGCTACAAGACCTGTTACAAGTTTATTGTCTAATGCAAAATTAGTAGCTGTGTTTAATAATTTTTTTATAGGGTTTTTATTTATTGTTTCTGCAGTATCAAATACTCTTTTCATTGAATCAATTTCTTTTCCACCTGTTCCTTTTAAAGCTCTACCACTTACTTCAAAGTCATCAAGCATATCTACTGATGCTGCGTTTTGTCTATCTTTTAAAATTTGACTTAACCCACCTTCACCTTGAAGTGGATTACTAAAAAATTTACTAAATGTACCTGTACCTGCTCCTGGTAAATTACCACTATTAAAAGGATTAATTCCTGTTTGTAAATTTCCCATACCACCACCAATGCCTCTAGCCAATTGACCACCACCATAAGTCATTAATCCTGATTTGATTGATGAACCTATTCTACCTGTTTGATCAAAGCCACCGATACCTGCCATACCTGCTGCAAGTAATGGGTTAAACGGTGCAACGAATGGTGCAGCTTTAACTGCAATTTCTGATACTTCATTTGGTATAACTTTTCTTACAAATTTTTTAAGTGAACTTCCTAAACCATATTGACGTCTACCATCTACACCCATGATACCACCATACGCTGCCATTTGTCTGTCAGGTAATACTGGTCCTGTCGGCTTAGGTGCAAAAGGATTGACTGGTTTTGTTGGATCTTGCGGTAAAGGTTGACCACCAGACATTTGTCCTTCAGCTATAGCTTGTTCCATAAACTGTCGTAAAGACATAGGTTGAATACCTTGTTCTTCCATTTCAAATACATACTTCTTGTACTCTTCTTCTAAAGAAGCCATTATCATTTGTTGTTCTTCTTGCGGAGACTTAGGACCTTCACTACCACTATACTTTATAGAGGGTGCGCTAGTCTGTAATTCTTCTGAAATTTGTATATCTTCTATTCCCATGGTTTTGTCAGTTTACTTTGTTTTTGCGAACAAATCAAGAGGAGGCATGATAACTGTCACATCTCTCCGTACGTCCGCTTCAGGTATATTTGCAGCTTTTAAAGCCTCTTCAGTCTCATAGACTTCTCCTGTTTTCTTGTTTGTAATCTTAGTTATAATTTTTTCTGGTGTTAATGTTACTGTTTCATCCATTATGTTGTTACCTCTTTCTTAATGTTTAGATAGCTAATAGCCACATCAAACGAATCTGATGTGCTTGCTTGTACTGTAAAGGCTTTTCCACCTTCTACTATTAGCGGTTGGGTTAATAATTCTGTCGTAGTATTAGCTGTTAATTGTGCTGATTTAATAGATGTAATACTATTGTTTGTAACCGTCACTGTAGGTGTTCCAGCTGATGTTACTAATATAGACTTGATTAAGTATGTTTCACTAACTAAAGGATTACCAGATCCAAACGGAGTTAACGCAGCGCCGCTGGTACTATTATCTATTCCTACAAATTTATACTGATTTACTGTTGCCATTAATCTAAAAAGAAACTTCTAGCTTCTATCTCCTGTTTTAATTCTTCTTGAAATGTAGTGTTAAGTTTTTCTAACACTGCATCTAAATCCCTAACTAAAGACTGTGCCACATCTTCCTCATACTCTGAGCTTGCTCTAGTTAATGTTTGTACTATCTTTGCCATTATTCTGTATCATCCGAGTAAGGGTCGTTATAGTTACCTGTAGAAGCATCAAATCCACCGCCATATCCACCACCACCGGTATCACCTTGATAATCTGCTCCTGAATAAACTGTATTATCTATTTTAACACCACCAGCATTTTGTGCATTTTTATCAAAAAATCTTTCTGCAAAATCTTTTTTAGCTAAATTAAATTTATTTGTTCCCATGTAGTTTGCATCTTTTGCTAGTGTTCCTTTGTAATTACCAAAAGCAGAAACAGGGTTTCTACCAAAAGGATCTTGATTTAAATTACCTGCTCTTAAAGCATCATAATAACCATAAGGATCAACAGGCATATTAGAACCACCAACAGTAAAACTTCTTTTAAAACTATTTATTGGATTATCTCTTGGTAACGATGATAATACAAAACCTAGTCCAGGCATAATTGCATTACCTATTCCTGATATAGCCATTTTACCTAAATCTATTCCTTTGTCTTTCATATCAGTTGCAAAATTTCTAAGAGAACCTATTCCTCTACCCACAGGAGATTCTCTAAGTCTACTATATGTTTCTCCTAAACCATCTAGAAAATCTTTTGGTATACCATTCATAGAAAAATCTTTTCTTAATTGATCTCTTATTCTGTATTTAGGAAACATCTCAGCGTCTGCAGATGTATTTTCAGGTTTGAATCTCATAATACCTTGACTTTCTACACTATCATCTGTCTGGCCATCAGGCATTTCATTTTCTCTAAACATTTGTAAAATTTCACCATCAGTTCTTCTATGTAAATCTGGATTAGCTTTTCTTGCTTGAGTAACTAATAGTAATTCTAGCTCTGTCATTATCGTCTTCCTCCAGTTTGTATATCTAACCTAAAAGTTCCTAGTTTCCAACTAGTATCGACTGCAGTATTGGATATTGTAAGAGCAATTGATCTAGCTCTTGCACGTGTATCTACTTTTGTTGTGCTTGATGATATAGTAAACGGACCCAATGATGAGCTAGCTGCTGTATCGCTAGGATAGTTTCTTAAATCTAATTGTACAATAGTATTACCAGCTTGAGATATAAAGTCTGGTATAATTCTACTAACTCTCATAATATTTTCACCATCACCTCTAAGGTCACCTAAGTTAGTTGCAGCTCCTCTAATAACTTTTTGTGTAATATCATAATCACCAGAAGTAATATTAGCAGCAATTGCTGTGGTTACTCCTAGTCTTACTTGGTTAACACCTGTTTCATGTTCATAGTAATACGAAACACCTTCAGTGTTACCAACTACATCAAAAGATGTATCTGTACCTGCATCATATTGAGTTGCATGGGGTAATCCAAATACTGCAGAATCGACCCAAGTAGTTCTAATAAATAAAGAACTTGCGTTTACAAACCATATAGGTCTTTTAGCAGTTGAGTCTAGATAACTATAAGTAACTGATTGTGTATTTACATTAGAGTTAGCTTCTGGATAAAACCATGTGACTTCTCCAAACAAGTTATTGATACCTGCGTAAACCATTTGATTAGATGTTGTATTTAAATTGTCATAAACATAATCTTCAACTAAACAGTCCATAGATTCTAGCTTACCAGTGTATCTAAAGAAACCATTATCAGACATCCAATACGCAGCACCATCAACTTCAACAGCTGCGTTCTTACCAATTAGTCCACAGTTAGTTCCAACCTGTTCAAAAGCAAATGTAAAAGGGGTTCCAACAAAACGCATAGTAAATAAAGCTGTGTCCGTCCAAACATAAAGTGCGTTTCTACCAAGCTTAGCACCCATGATCCGTGATCCGGCGGCCAGTCTTTGTGTACCAGCACTATTCTCAGCTGTAGGTGTATAAGTATTAATATCTTCTTGAGATGAGAATCTAATAAACATATCGTCTTGAGTAGATTTATCTCCAATAGTTGTTTCTGTACCAAAAAATACTAAGTGACGATCAGGAGTAGATACTAACATATCTCTAGATGCAGTTGGTGCACCTGATATAATAGTTGCTCTTGTTGTTACAGCATTAGTTAAATCTGAATTCCATTGAAAACATTCACCATTAAATATTAAAGCAATAGCTGTGCTTCCTAAGTTATCAATAGACCACATACCAGGTTCTGCTACTTTATCTGTAGATGTTGCTGCTGAGCCCCATCCAGAAAAACCACTGTAGTTAGTAACAGTAGCCCCGTTACTGTGGGAAGCGTTAGTTGTGCCTCGAACATTTCTAGTTATCCCTGTAAAACTAGTGGCTGTAACACCTGTATAAGAAATTTCTTCATTGTCTACTTGTATAAAATTTGTGCCTGCGGTTGGAAAACCCGTGGTGCTTGCTACATTAATTGTAGTTCCTGTTCCGCCAGTTCCGGCAGAGTCAGCATTTAATGATCCATTTAAAGTTGTTGTTTGTGGGTTAGTAACTGAACCACCCCATTGAGATATACCATAACCAAAAACTCCAACTTGGTCTGGTGGTCCTACATGGTAGTATTGAAAATAAGTTATACCTCCAGAAGTGGTTGCTCCCGCTCCCCCTTCATTTCCAGGCATTGTAATAGTTATCGTGGTTCCTGTTGGTGTTGAAGTCACCATAAATTTTTTATCACAAAAATCTGAGGCACCAAAATTTGATCCTGTAATAGCACTAAATGTAGAAGTATCTCCAAACAAAATTATATCACCAGCTTCAAAATTATGTGCTGATGAAAAAGTAATAGTTACTGTTGGTGATCCGTTAGTCGTGCTAAAAGCATTTGTAAGAGCTGTGCCTAATGGATTAGTTAAAGGATGTATATCGTAATATACTCCTCCTGTGTAAGCATATAAAATTCTATTAGTGCCAATAAGAGAATATTTAATACCTATTTTATTAACCATGTGATGCAAACCTCTAGCTGCACCGGTTAATTTACTTTCACCTAATTGATTCCAACCACCTATTTTTTCAGGTGTACCATATCTAAAACGCACATTTTCACCGCCAGTCCACTGTGACTCAGCGCCGGTAGATGTAACTTGTTTATTGAAACCAGGTAAAAACCCTAACTTTTGTAGCATAATCTGTCACTATACAGAGTTTCGGGTTAAATTCCACCCCATTTTTTATGGGTTAGTATACATTAAAATGCCCAACAAACAAATGAATATCTTGGATTTTCAGTAGTAACTTTAGTAACCGTATGAGGATATAAAAAACAAGAAGGGAAAAGAAGAATGTCTCCTTTTTTTAATTTAATCTCTTCATCTCTTATCAAAAATTTACCGCCTTTATACTCGTCATTTAATACTCCAACAATAGATATTTGAGGAACGCCTTTATAAACTCCATCAAATAAATCTTTAATATTATCATAGTGCGTGGCCATAGTTTGATCTTTTCTATATTCGTTAAATCTTATAGGAGAAATTTTTTCACAGAAGGGAGCTCTAAGTTCATTAGTATCTTTAAACTGTCTATCTTTTTGATAATTAAATAAAGTTTTTTGAATGAATGGCATTAAAACATCTTGTTCTTCTTGAAGAGCATTTTTAACAAAAGCATCTTCTTCTAATGAAGTATAGTTTTGATCTCCTCCATACCATTTATGTTTTTGCCATTGTTGTTTTTTTATGTCTTTTAATAAATCATCACAGACTTTATCTGGAATAGATTTCGTAACAGAAATAAAGTTTTTTAAATTTTTCATTTTTTGTATATTAAGCCGTAATCAATAGTGCTATCATTTACGCCAATCATTCCAGTTGGATTCATAACCATAGCTATACTATATCTTTCTACATTTGTGTGATTAGCTAAAATTCTATGTTCTAAATAAGATGGAAAAACAATAAAATCTCCTGCAGTAACTTTCATTTGATAAGTCAATGTGTTGAAAGTACCATACTTTAATCTAGGTATATCAAAAGGTAAAAAAGTAGGTCTTTTAAATTCAATTCCAAAATTATCTTTTTTAGTACCCATAGGATAATAACAAGCACTTAACCAATAATTACTATGATTATGATAATGTGTAGAAGTTACTTTAGGCTTAGTCATCGTAAGCCAACAGTTGCCTATTGCAATATCTGTATCATAACCTAATTTAATTACAGAGTCTTTAATACGAACCAAAAAAGTATTTTCTATATTTTTACCATTCTTTAAATATTTAAAAATATTCATGTCTTGAGAAATGTAAGTTCCCTCACTTCCTCCTGTTTCTTTTAATGCAATTTTTTTTAAATCTTTTGTTAAAGATTTATTATCAATATCTAAATCGTTGTATCTTATAACCGGTTCGCCAAAAGGTATATTTAGTTCTGTATGGGTCATTCTGAGTATTGTGTTTATATTAATTTTATGATAAATACAAGCTCGATGAAATTGATAAAGCACGTAGAAAGGCCAATAAAAAAAGATACATTTTTAATTGAATTAGAATTAAAAATTAATTCTTCGTATCTTATTAAAGCAATAGAAGAAGGTATAAATAGTAACTCTAATTATAATTACGTTACACACGTAAAAGGAAAAATGACTTCTTGGGATCATTTTGTTAAAGATCAATATTTTTTAAGTCTTGTTAAGACAGGCACTAATTATTTAGATGAACACATTTCTTTAACTAGTTGTTACTTAAGAGATGCTTGGGGAACTAAGGTAGGCTACAATGATAGAATTAGAGAACACCATCATTATGGTTGTATAATTTCAGGAGTTTTATATCTACAAGACTCAGATCAAGAATTATATTTTAGAGAACTAGATATTTCTATAGCACCTAAAAAAGGTAAGTTAATTTTGTTTTCGCCATTACTAAAACATGGCACCAAAGCTAGTTTAAATAAAAAACCACGATACAGTATAGCTTTTAATTATAATGAAGATGAGAGTCAAAGATGGAAGTAGCTCAAATAATTCCTATTTTTCCTGAAGGTGTTTACTTAAATACCTTAGATAGAAAACTAACAAAAAAAGAAATAGACTTTGCTACATCTCAAAAGACTATGTTAAACTCAGGAAATATTTATAGTGAAGATAACTATATTCTAAACAAGCCTGCCTTTAAAAAATTAAAGAATGATATGACTAAGTTTGTTGAGGATTATTTTAAAATTGTTATTTCAACTAAAGATAATATTAAACCCTATATTACTCAGTCTTGGTTAAACTACACTAGTAATAAACAATATCATCACAAACATTTTCACCCTAATTCTTTTTTATCTGGTGTATTTTATTTTGATGCTGTGCCAGGAGTAGATTGTATAAGATTTCATAAGTCTACATATCAAGCTTTGATGCCTGAGATTGATGAGTTTAATAACTATAATTGTGAGTTTTATACTTTCTCAGTAAAAAGTAATAATATAATTTTATTTCCCTCTTCTTTAACTCATTCTGTTCCTACTAAAAAACACGACAACACTCGTATTAGTTTGGCTTTCAATACTTTTATTACTGGTACTTTAAGTGCTACTGATACTAGATTAAAACAACTTATTATTCCTTCAAAATAATTTTAGTCCAATCTAAATTTTTTATTAAATTATCTAAGTAAACTACGTTTTGTTTTTGTTTTTTTAAATAAATATTAAATTCTTTTTGATCTAATATTAACCATTTGTTTTTTGTTTCAAAAACAATTTTATCTACGCGTTCAGTTAGTTTAACTTTTTTGCCTAAATCTCCATTGTTTAATTTAAACATATCTCTAACATCAAATTTTAAATGTTCATTAGAGTTTGATAAAGTCCCTGCAATATTCCAGCTTTTAATAACATCAGGATATTCAACATTTGATAGAAGTTTAGAAAATCGTTGTACAATACTCATTGCTTTCTATTATAAATAGGTTATAGTATAAAACAACATATGAAAGAAAAAAATTACGATGTCCTGAGTTTATGGCCTACGCCCATATACATAAGTCAAACACCTGTTAAAAAATCTTATTTAGATTTTATTAAAAAGATAGACTTTGAAAGAGCTACTAACAAACAATTTGATATATCTAAGGATAAAAGAATATTAAATAAAATGAAAGATTTAAAATCTCACATACAAAATCATATTGATGTTTTTACAAAAGATTATTTAAAAGTTAATAATAAAATTAAATTTTATTTGACAGATTCTTGGGTTAATAAATTTAAACCACAGGAAGGATCAACAACACATAGTCATGTTAATAGTATGATTAGTGGAGTTTATTATTTTGAAAGAACACCTAATATGGGTGGTATTCAATTTCAAAAAGGTTATCAAATTAATCATAATTTATTTTATCCAGATATTTGGATAGAGTATGATGAAGCTACTGCTACCCAGGGGCAAGCGTTTAATGTAAATCCTCAAGAAGGAACAATAGTTTTATTCCCCTCAAAAATAGAGCATACAGTAAATACTAATTTAAGTGATGAGACTAGATATTCTTTAGCTTTTAATGCTCATGTCAAAGGAACCTTTATTGTAAAAGATATTTCTGGAAAACCTAATTATCAATTAGACATTAAATAATAATGAATAAAGTTATAGATAATTTTTTAGATAAAAAATCTTTTCAAGAATTACAACAAACTATTATGGGAAAATCTTTTCCCTGGTATTATGAATCTGTTATAAACTCAAAACACTCAACAGTAGATAATACATTATATTTTGTACATATACCTTATCACCATAATGCCAACAGTTCATTTTATGAAATTATTAAAGATATGTTTTGGGATAAATTAAAAATAAAATCATTAATTAGAATTAAAATTAATTGTTATCCTAAAACTGATAAACTTCATATTAATGAAAAACACATAGATTATGATTATAAACACAAAGCGGCTGTTTTTTCTCTTAATACAAATGATGGAGGAACTCATTTTCCTAACAATAAAGTAGACTCTATTGAAAACAGAATTGTTTTATTTGATGGAAACAAACCTCATTCAAGTAGTACATGTACTAATCAAAAAGCTCGTTTTAATATAAATTTTAATTATTTTTAATTAACCTAGATTGCCTTCAGCATCAGCCCAACCCTTAGTGTTGTCAGCTTGATATGCTTCTTCATTCCAATGAATGTAAGGTACTCCTATAGGAGCGATTGGTGGTTCCCAATATCCTGTAGAAGAATTTAAAGTCCATGATGCATGGGGTTGAGATCCGTCTATAAAACCTTGTAGCTCTTCATTCCATATCCAACCAACACCTGCATAATTTAATCTAAAAGCTCTAGATTGATCTGGGTGTTCTACTGTAATTGTTGGATCACTGTTATCCCAATATTTACCTTCTTTGGTATTGTAAGATGTTTGTTTCCATACAGCATCAGGTTCTTTGTATAAATCTTTTAAAAAAGCTACGCCTGTAGCTTCGTCTGTAGCTGTTTCATTATTAACTACAATAACTTCAGTTACTACATTGTTTTCATCTAATTTTGCAAAATGTGCCATTACGCTGTGTAACTCCCAGAACCAGTAAATGTTAAAATTGTATTACTTCCTTGAGTAGATTCTTGTGGTGATCCAGTTGTTGTTCCAGTGTATGAAGCTGTAGGTATTAATAATTTAATAAGACCACTTCCGCCGACACCACCAGTACGTTGCATTGAGAAAGATGAACCAGATCCGCCGCCTCCGCCGCCGAAATTAGCTGTAGCTGCGCCACCATTACTATTTCCAGATCCACCCGATCCGCCGCCACCGGCTCCGCCAGATCCACCAGATCCAAAAGCTTGTGCTCCGCCACCACCGCCAGCTCTTTGTGTGCTATCAAAACTTGGGGAAGCAGTTCCTGCACCGCCATCCATTTGGTCTCCGCCAACTGCACCGGCTCCGCCGCCACCGCCAGCTCTTCCCGTACTTCCTGGGGCATAACTTGCAGCAGTTCCACCATTATTTCCTTCAGATGGAGTGTAACCACCTGCATTACCAGAACCTCCTGAGGGGCCGTAATAAGAACTTCCACCGGATCCAGAACCGCCAGCCCCACCGGGACCGTGTCCTCCGCCACTTGAAGCATTATTTATTGCTCCTCCAACAAAACTTGAATCAGTTCCTTTAGCTGCAGCCGGGCCGGGACCTCCTGTTGGTCCAGATCCTCCGCCTCCCACTGTAACTGTGTATTGTACTCCGCTTTCTAATTCTAAGATGTTAGAAGAAGAAGCACCAAAAAATCTATATCCTCCAGCTCCACCACCTCCGGCAGAAATTGAGTTTTCAATTGATCCTGTACCAGCTCCTCCGCCAGCGATAACCAAAGCTTCAACTTCAACAGGTGAAGCTCCTCCGCCAGCTCCAAAACCTAGTACTTGGTAACCAAAAGATTTAGTTTTTTTTGATTGTATTTTTGTTGAGTTCTTACCTTCTGTAAGATTTATATTTAAGTCTCTCATATTCTAGTTCCTTATGCGTCGTTAGCTGCATCAGTAGTAAAGAATATTTTAATACCTAAAAGTCTTGCTACTCCGGTATACGTATCTCCACCTGCGTCTGCATCTCTAAATATTTGAAAATATGTTTGTTGGTCAACTGCAGGAGAACCAGCAATTGTAACTGCTGAACTTTCTGCTGTAACTTGTTGATCTTCAACTGTTCCTATACCTGCGTCTGTAACATTTACTGCTGTTCCAAAAGCAACGTCAATAGTATCGTTATCACCACACGAAACTCCTTGTAATCCAAATATACAGTCTCCTGTGTTTGTAGTACTTGGTGTCCAAAAACATTGATAAGTAACTGTTCCTTCATTCCATGACTTAGGAAAAGCTACTGAGAATTGTGCAAAGTCATCTGCAGCATCTGCAAAGTCCATAACTTTCATATCAGGTCTTCCTGCTGTCGTTTCTACTTGATTAGCTTCTGCTGGATTAGTTGTTGTTGGGTACATAGCTGAAGCCGGAACCCATATAGTTTCTTTTCCTGCAATTTTAACTGCAGCAGTTGCACTTTTAAGTACACCTGTTCCTTTA